CCGCACCCTCCCGGCGCCGCGATACCGCACCGAGGTGCTGTGCCAACGGGTAGCCACCGCAGCACGCACCGCCCTGGACACCTCACGGTGGCGCGACGTGGCCGGCGACCCGGAACCGTTCGACCCGGCCACCGCACGCCCGTACCTCGGGTTCGACCTGGACCCGGAGCGCACAGTCGCCACCCTGGTCGCGGCGCAATGGGCCGACGACCGGCTCGTGGTGCACCTCGTCGAAGAGTGGCGCCACACAGAAGCGGTCGACGAGCTCGCCATCCTCGCCGACCTCGCAGCGTTCGTGAAGCGGTGGCGCCCGGCGTCGATGGGTTACGCGCCGGCGTCGTCCGGGTCGATCCCCGACAACCTCACCGGCGTGAAGCTCACCAAGATCGCAGGCCAGGAGTACTACACCGCGTGTCAGCAGCTCGTCGAGTCGGTGACGAACGGCACTTTGCTACACGCCGGCGACGAGCACCTCTCCCGTCCGGTGCTCGCCGCGGTCCGCCGCGACGCCGGCGACGGCTACTGGTACCTCTCCCGCCGCGACTCCGAGGACGAGATCTCGGCAGCGGTCGCCCTCGCACGCGCGGTGTACCTGGCGTACCGTCCTACACCGCAACCGTTCATCGCGTGATATGGTCGCGTGGTGGGATGGATCCGGAACCTCATCGCAATGCCCGACGGGCCCGCAGCGGTCCCCGACGCTGCTCGTGGCGAGCTCACGCGTCACAGCCTGGCCGGCGTCTCTATCCCGACGATCCCCGGTACGAACATTCCGTTCACCGCGTCGCGGTCGACAGGCCTGGCACTGTCGGTCGCCGCGGTGTTCCGGGCCCGGCAACTCAACGCAGACACCCTTGCGTCGCTCCCGTTCCGCACCGCTACCCCTGATAGCGCCCCGCTGCTCCCAGACCCGTCCGCGACACAGACAATGCAGGACTTCCTGACCGAGACGATCCTGTCGCTCGAGGACTACGGCGACGCCTACTGGTGGGTCCGCTACGGCTCATCGAACGACGTGCAGGTGATCCCCGCCGACGAGGTGGTCGTATCGTGGGAGATAGCCGCCACCCCACGCGGGTCACGCACCCCGCCCGTCACGTCCCGGATGCGCCGTATCTACACGTGGGGACAGCGCCGGATGCGCACCGACGGGCTCGACCCGCCGCTCGTGGTCCTCTCAATCAACCGCGGCCGTACCGACCTCACCGGCTACGGCCCGATGCAGTCGCCCCGCATCGCCGGCCTGCTCGCCGAGCAGCAATGGTCACAGGAGTACTTCGAGAACAGCGGCGAACCTACCGGCGTGCTCTCAGCACCCGGCGAGGTGACCAAGACCGAAGCCGACGCCCTCCGCGACCAATGGATCGAGAACCGCCAGATCCGCGGCCCGGCAGTGATCGGCGGAGGACTCGAGTACGACTCGACGTCGTTCAACCCGACAGACTCGGCGTGGGTCGAGACGCACCTCGCCGGGGTAGGCGACGCCGCGACCCTGTTCGGTGTCCCGTCGGTCCTGTTGAACCACAACCAGCCCGGCTCGTCGCTCACCTACCAGTCGATCCCCGACGTGTACCAGGCGTATTGGCGTATGACGCTGCGCCCCACGTACGGCACGATGATCGAACGAGCGTACGGCCGGATCATCGGGATAGCCGGCGTGCACCTCGATCCCGAGCAGCTCTTCTTGGCGTCGATGCGCGAACGGGCCTTCTCCGCGTCACTGTTCGTCCAGACCGGATGGCAACCCGCCGCGGCGCTTGATGTTGTCGGCTTGCCGCCGATGCCCCATACTGGCGCGGTATCGGTTTACGTCCAGCCCGAATCCGACGACCAAGGGAACACCTAGATGCTGCTCGAGCTCACCGCGCCGCTCACCGACGCCGGCGACACCGACGCCCGCGAGGTGACGGCACGTATCGTCCCGTTCGGCGTCGCCGTCCCCTACGGCGACGCGACGATCCAATTCACCCGCGGCGCGATCGAATACGGCGACCAGGTACCGCTCACCGTTGACCACGGCGAACTCGTCGCCGACCGGGTAGGCGTCATGTCCACCCACTTCGAGACAGACGACGGCGCCTACGCCCGGTTCGCTATCGCCGACACCGCCGCAGGCCGCGACCTACACGCCCAGCTCCAGCTCGGAGCGGTCCGAGACGTGTCCGTCGCCGTCGAGGTGGAAGAGCGCCCGTCGGGTAACGTGGCGCTCGCCGGCCGTCTCGATCATGTCTCTATCGTGACCCGCGGCCGGTTCGGCCGTACAACCAACCCCGCGGCGGTGCTCGCCGTGAACCAGGAGGACGACGCTATGCCCGAGCCCATCACGACCGACGAGCCCACAATCGCCGCATTCGACGACACCGAGATCCGAGCCGAGCTCGTCCGGCTCGCCGACGCGATCGAAGCCGGCGCACCCATCACCGAGCGGCGCCGCACCGCCGAAAGCCTCGGCCTGTTCATTCAGGCCGCGATGGCCGGCGACGAGAACGCGATGCTCCAGTTCGCTCTCGCCGAAGACGACACCACCACCGCCGGCGGCGTCGTCCCCGACTTCCTGTCCCAAGAGATCCTGTCGATCGTGGACACCGCCCGCCCGTTCGTGGCGTCGTTCGTGAACGACCCGATCGGCGAAGCCGGCATGAACGTCGTCTACCCGGAGGTGACCCAGAAGCCCGCCGTCGGCGTCCAAGCCGACCAACACGACGAGGTGGCCTCCCAGGCGCTCCTGATCGACACGTCGTCGTTCGCGTTGGCGACCCACGCCGGAGCGAACAAGGTCGCCATTCAACTGATCGAGCGGTCCCAACCGTCGTTCGTCGAGGCGCTATTCCGCGAGTTCGCCGGCGAGTACGCCATTTCCACCGAGGTGCAAGGCATCACCGACGCCCTCGTGGCGATCACCCAGGTACAGCTCCTCGTGGACGCGTCGACCGACGCCGCCGCGACGATCCTGGCATTCGCCGAGGCGAACACGCAGGTGATCGACGGCGTGCGCCGCCCGTCAACTCACGTCTGGTGCGGCTCGGCGAGGTGGGAGCAGCTGTTGTCGCTAGTCGACACGGCCGGCCGTCCGCTCGTGACGTGGCCCGGAGGCGGACCGACGAACGCGTTCGGCACCGCAGACCTCTCGGCGATGGAAGGCACGCTGTCCGGGTTGCGGATCGTGCTCGTTCCGAACATGGGCGCCGCCGACATGATCCAGGGATGGGCCGGCGGCGCCGCGAACCTCGAGCAGACGCCTCAGCAGCTCCGGGCCCTTCAGGTCGGTACGTTGGCGTGGGAGCTCGGCGTGTACGGGCTGTATAAGTTCGCAGTCAAGTACCCGCTCGGGTTCGTCAAGTACACCGTCGCCTAGTTAGGAGGCCCTCGATGGCTGGAGTCCCGCAAGGCTGGGCCGACCGGGTAAACAGGCAAACCGCGAGCGCAGACGACAAGCCCTCGCGGCAAGCCGACGAACCCGCGCCCAAGCCCAAGCCGAAGAAGCACACCAAGAAGAGCACCGGCTCGTGAGACGCGCCCTCGAGGCTTTGGCCGTCGTCGCTGCCGGCGTCGCCGGTGTCCTGATGCTGGCGGGGGCGTTCTGGGTCATCGACAACGTGCTCGGCTACGAACCCGACGCCTTGATTCAGTCGCTTCTGACCCTCGTCGGGCTCGTCGCCGGGTCGTCGTTCGGCGCCCTCTACGTGAAGCGCAGCCGCGCCAACGGCGCCGGCGAGCAGAAGCCGTGACCGAGAGGCGTACGTGACTGAACTTCTCTACCTCGATGAGGTGCTCGCCGGCTACCCGGACAACACCGCCGGGTTGATCACGCCGCTGAACGTCCGGAACCACGTCGTGTCCACGATCCGTGGGGTCGGGTTCCTCGACTCACCGACGACGATCAATCTGCCCGTCGAGAACGGCGTGGGCGTGATCATCAACCCGCTGCTACTCGACGCGGCGTCTACTCAGGGAACGCTGTGGACGTTCGACGGAAACAACCTCGCTATCTCCAACTACGGGTCCTTGATCGACGTGACGGTCCCGGCCGGCTACACGAAGCTGGTGCAGTTCGTGGTGGTCCTCAGCCTGGAGAAGACCGGCGGAGGCTCCGACTCCTACCAGTTCCAGTTCACCCGTAACGGTGTGGGCGTGGGCCTCGCCGAGGACGTGCCGTGGGGGTCGTCCGGTACCCAGGTGGTTACGTCCCTCTACACGTCCCTTTTAGACTTATCGTCGGCGGACACCATCGGCGTACAGGTGATCGGTGTCGGGACGACTACCGACCTGCTGCTCCACAACTTCGAGCTGTCCGTATCGGACTCCGTTCTTCTCACGGACCCGACCCCATGACCACCACGATCAGCACCCGCCAGCTGTCTCCGTCGTCGGTGATCGTCGAGTGGGCGACCGACACGCCGCCGGCGTCGTGGGAGATCGAGCGCGAAGGGCCCGGCATTTTCACGACGCTGGGTATCGTTGAGGCGGCCGCCCGGCTCTACGTGGACGATACCCTCGACGATTCCGGGCTGGAGGCCGGCGACGTGGTTACGTACCGGTTGGTCGACCCGTCCGGGCCCACCGTGCTCGTGACCGGCACGCCGCTGACGTTGGCTGATACTGATGCGCCGTCCACGTACGGGCCCGTCGACCCGCTGGCGTCGTCGATCAGGTATACGACGCTGCCAGACGTCAAAAAGGCCCTCGGGGTCACCGACACGTCGTTCGACACGGAGTTGACGCAGGCCACCATCGCCGCTGAGACGGCTATCGACCAGATGAACGGCCGGTCGTTCCCCGACACAGGAATCGACCCGGCGATTCCCGGCGTCCCCGAGGCGATCCGAGTGTGGGCCCTCGACGCGTCTGTCGCCGTGTGGAAGCTCAGGGACACCCCGACCGGGTTCACCGCCGGGTCTGACGATTGGCTCGGCTCGATCGACGCTACCGAAGCCGCCCGACGGTCGCTGCGACGCAACCCGCTGGCGCTCGGCTACAAGATCACATGGGGATTGAGCTAGTGGTGCCCGAGGACCTCGCCGCTTACCTGGACGCGAACCTGCCAGACGGGATCAACGTGTACGGCTACCCGCCTGACGTGTTCGCTGTCCCTGCTGTGGTGATCGACCCGGTGGATCAGGTCCCTTACACGGCCGGCGGTCCGATAAACGTGGCATGGGGACTCGAGATCAAGCTCGTGGTGTCCCGCTCGCAGCCACAGTACGGCCTCAGGTCCCTTTACGAGATGCGTAAGCAGATCACTGACCTGTTCGCCGACGCTCCAGATTCGACCCGGTGGTCTGAGTTCGGGGACATCGGGACGATCCAGGTAGGCGACGCCGACTACTTACAAGGTATGCTGACCACTGTCGTGATAGCGGCGGAATAGGAGACGACCAATGGCCACGTTCATTGAAGGCTATCTAGCCACCATAACCCTCGACGCCGTTGCCTACCACCCGTACTCGAGCGACGCCACTCTCGGCCTCACCCGCGACGCTGTCGACAAGACGAAACTCGGGGAGGACCGCCGCACCTACATCTCGGGCCTCGGCGACGGAACGATCGACGCCACGTTGCATCTCGCCACCGAGTTCGCGGTCGCCGTCCAGACGGCCTACGACAAGACCACGCCCCTGGCCTACCTGTTCCGTCCCGGCGCTCTCGGCACGAAAGACGCCGGCCAGTACGAAGGCGGGGCGATCATCACCGACTTCTCTCAGGCCGGCGCAGCCGACGGCGAGTGGGACGTGACCCTCACCTTGCAGCTCACCGGCCAGTACACGTACACGGCTCCGGTCTAGGAGGCAACCAATGGCATCACAGGACATACCGGGGTTCCTCGTCACCCTGACCCTCGACGGCAACGTGATCACAGCCCTGTGCACCAACCTCGGCCTCGAACGGTCCAAAGCGTCGATGAAGAAATCCGTGATGGACGGCACCGGATCCCCGACGTTCCTGCCGGGCGAAGAGACGGGAGCGTTCGCGATCATCGGGTCGGTCATCGAAGGAGCCTCCAACATCGAAGCCCTTGAGGTCACGTGGTCCAAAGGCGTTGAGGTTCCGTTCATCATCGACGTAGGCGACGGCGCCACCATCGAAGCGGGCACGTACACAGGCGACACACTGTTGAACGAGTTCAACATCGCCACCGATCCTGCCGACACATGGACGTTCGATATCAGCGGAGACACCGGGAAGATCACCTACACCGCCCCGTCGCCGTAAATGTGGCTCCCATATCCACCAAACGAGGCGGCGTCGAGGTAGATGGCCTCGCCGAGACGATCAAGGCCCTCACCAAACTCGACCCTCTCTACCGCAAAGAAGCGGTAGAGACCTTCCGCGACGCAGCCAAAGACATTCAGAGGCGTTCTAAGGCCCGCGGAACCCCGGCGGGGTACCGAGGCCCACGTCCCCGTATCGGCCGTTCAGCGACCCGTACCGGGGCAGGGGTGAAGCTCCGCACGTCGGCCCGTTCGGGAGTCCCGGCGTTCAGCGCCGAGTACGGCGAGGTAGTCGCGACGGTGTACGGGCACCCGTACGGGCAGTCACGTTTCAAGCGGCGGACCGCTCCGACGTTCAAGCCGCCCACCTCGTCGAACCTGATGAAGAACCGCGGCGGCTACATGATCCAGCCGACGATCCGGCAGCGTCTCCCCTTCTGGGAGCGTGAAGTGTCACGCCGGATAAGCGAAATCGTCAATCGGGCGATGCGTAAAGCAGGCGTTCCTCGTGCCTAAGAACACCAACGAAATCCTATGGCGTTTCCTGGCCGACACGAAGAGCCTGGACCGTGGATCCCGTAAAGCGAAGGGCGACTTTAAGGACGTAGAGCGGTCCTCGGACAAGATGCAGCAGGGCCTCGGCGTCGCCGCCGGCGCTCTCGGCGCTCTCGGCCTGGCGTTCGGAGCGATGGAAGTCAAGGACTTCATTCTCGAAACTATCGAGGTGGGCAGGGTCGCGATACAGACGTCCGAGTCGTTCGACAGGGTGTTCGGTCCCGCCGCCGACCGGCTCCGGGGCAACCTGGAGGACACCCGCAAAGCGATGGGTCTCGGCGTCGACGAGATGGAGGCGATGCTGCTCACCACCGGAGCTCTGGCTACCGGGATGGGCCTCAACTCGATCGAAGCCGCCGACATGTCCGAGCAGCTGTTCGTCCTCGCCGGGGACCTTCAGGCGTTCAACCCTGCCGCCGGCTCCACCGAAGAAGCGCTAAACGCGTTGCAGGCCGCTATCCGTGGCGAGTTCGACCCTCTGGAACGGTTCGGCGCGAAGCTGTCCGCAGCCGAGATCAACGAGCGGGCACTAGCGAACACCGGCAAGGACACAACGGCCGAGCTGACGGCCCAGGACAAAGCCCTCGCCACTCTCGAGCTCGCCCTTGAAAAGACCACGATCCAGGTGGGGGCGCTGGAGGACGCCGAGAAGGACGGCCGGCGGGAGACGGAGAAGCTCACAGCGTCGGTGCGGGACCTCCGAGTCGAGTTCGGCACCAAACTGGCCCCTATCGCCGACGACCTGACGGGCGCCCTCGGGAACCTGACAGGCTCGATGGGTGACGCTTCCGGCCGGTCGTTCCTGCTCCTCGACGCGATCAAGGTCCTCACCGGCGGCCTCGAGGACAACACCGAAGCGTTCGAGGGCGACGCCGCCGAGGTCGACAACTTCACCGAGGCCGTTGCCGGCGCCACCGACTGGCTAGGGAAGGCCCTCGGGTTCATCCCGCCGCTGTCGAATAAGCTCCACGACCAGGCCGACGCGTGGAGAGACGACGCCCGCGAGGCAGGGAAAGCCTCCAACGCGTTCCAGGTAGCGAGCCTCAACATGGTCCGCATTGTCGACCCGGCCGGCAAGGCCGCGAACGCCATCGTCGGAGTGGGGTCAGCGGCCCGGCTGACGGCCTCGAGGCTGGCGTCCCTCACCTCTCAAGCGAAAGCGACGGTGAACGCCCTACGGTCGGTAGCCGCACAGCAGGACATCACCAAAGCCGGACCAGTTCTGTTCGCTACCGGCGGTACCGTGCCCGGCCCGAGAGGCGCCCCTCAAGCCGCGATCGTGCACGGCGGAGAGAAGGTCCTCACTCCCGGCCAGCAACGCGACGGCGGAGGCGGCGGCGGCGGCGGCGGTCCGGTGACGATCAATGTGGTCGCCGGTATCTCCGACCCTCAGGCCGTCGCGGAGGCGGTCGCTGAGGCTATCCGGCTGTATGAACGCACGAACGGCCGGATCCTGTGACCACCCGCTCTATCACGACCGGAGACGTGCAGTTCCGGGTACTCATCCAGATAGGCGACGCGAGTGTCGTGCCGCAGGTGGGCCTGTGGGGTTCCGCGCTGTGGGGCACCAACGTATGGGGCGTATCGGGCGACGCATACATGAAGGACGTCACCGACTTCTGCGAAGGGTTCTCGACAGTCAACGGGCGGCAGAACTACACGACACGGTTCCGGGCTGGCCGGGCCGTGATCGACCTGGACAACACCGGCGGCGAATGGACCCCGTCGGGCGGCGCCCCGCTGCCAGGGTTCCTGCCGCTGCGACCTGGACGCATCGTGCAGATCTTCAGTTCAACGCCGGGCACGACCGAGGTCCAACTGTATGAGGGATTCGTGGACACAATCCAGGACCGCTACGGCAAGGACGGGAACCTCATCACCCGTATCCGGGCGCTTGACCTGTTGGGTTTCAACGCCCCGGTGGCGAACACCGTGGAGCAGCCGTCCCAGGGCGCCGGCGAGTCCTATGTGGCCAGGATGCGACGTATCGTCGCCCACGAGTTCACCCCGGAACCTAACGTCGAGTTCTTCGGGTCCTCAGCCGACGACGGTGCAGGGTCGGTGTCGTCCGGCACCGATATGGCTGCTACCACCCTGGCTGCGGACGCCCTATTCCTGCTCCAGATCACAGCCGATAGCGAAGGCGGCGGGGTCTGGATGCACCCGACAGGGGCCCTGAGAGCGTCCCTGTTCAACTATTTCACCGACCGGGCAGAAGGCCCCCCGGATTGGGTTGTGGGACAGGGCCCGATCCAGGTGTTCACTATCGACGACGCCGACTGGTCCGCGCAGCGGATTGTCAACGAAGGCCATTACGCCAGGGCCGGCGGGACCGAACAGGTAGCGTCGAACGTGGACAGTCGCGGCCTGTATGGCAGACGCACCCACCGCCGTCTCGACCTACAGAACAGCACCGACGACCGGCCGGCCACGTTGGCTCAACGGATCGTCACCAACCTTGCGAACGACCGGGCACAGATCACCGGCATGACCCTCCAACCGTCGAACACCGACGAGTACCTAATGGGCGCCTTGGCCGAGTTCGGGGACGTGGTGCTGTTGACAGTGCGCACAATCTACGGCTGGTCATACACCCTCAAGACGCAAATCTTCGGTATAGCCCATTCGGTCACACCCGAGGAATGGCTCGTCTCGCTCATCCTCGACGACTCGGAGATCGAGGACAAGGGAGCGTTCTCGTCCGGATTCTCAGACGGCTACGATGTCTAAACAAGGAGCGGCGCTAACCATGCGGATCGTGGATAACTGTCACAACGATTACCAAAACGCCCGCTACCGGAAGGCGCACTATGTCTCCTGAGATCCCCGACGTAGTCACCGGTGAGGTGATCGACGCCGACCTGTGGGGTAACCCGATACGCGACAGGACGATCCAACGCTACGACGACGCCGCCGACCGTGCCGCCCTCAACCCGGCGCCCGTAGAAGGCGACCAGTCATATCTGCGAGACACCAAAGCCGTAGTCGCGTATGACGGCGCGTCGTGGGGCGCACGGTTCGGCGCCGACGTCGGCGCCGTTACGGCCCCGTCGTTCCAATTCGCGGACCACCCCGGTGTCGGCATGTTCGCGGTGAGTTCCCAGATCATCGGTTTCACCGTCAACTCCGCCACGGCAGCTCCGATCGAGATCTCGGATTCGTGGGTGCGCGTCCGCGGCAGCAACTCGCCCGAACTCGTCCCCGACGCTGGCACCAACGACCCAACCAATCCGGGTTTCAGCTTCAATGGTGAGTCCGGTATCGGGATGTATCGCCTTGCCCCGGGCATCGTCGGGTTGGCTGCCGGTGGCGTCGAAGGAATGCGTATTTCAGCCACCCAGACTCGTATCCCGACCGTGTTCTCGAACCAGGTAGCCGGGACTGCCAATGTGTGGGTCACTTCGACGGGTGAGCTGCGGAACACCGCTTCGTTGATGGCTACCAAGAAGGACATTGTTCCGTTGGTTGATCCGTTCGATGTCATCCGAGAGTTGAATCCGTTTTCGTGGTTGCCGGTGACTCCCGACCCGGACGAGAACTCGGATCGTCGTTACGCCGGGTTCGGTGCCGAGGAAGTGTGGGCTGTGATCCCGGAGGCGAAAGCTCCTGCGTTCTACGACGTGAATGCAATCGTGGCATACCTGGTGGCAGCCGTACAGAAGCTCATCCCCGTGCAGGTGTGATCGTGGAACCATTCGAGCTCGATTCGATGATGGTCATCCAGGCGCAACGGCAACGACTCATTGCGCTCATCGACGAGAACGTGCAACTCACCGCTGCGGTCAACCAGCTCCAAGCACGGCTCGCCATGGTTCCGACCGACGAGCCACTCTCGGCCGTCGAGGACGTGACCGATCAGGTCGTGGGAGCGGAGATCGGATCGTGAGTTCGAGAGGCTTCACCCCACCCGATAATGTCGAGCCAACCAACGTGGTCGATGGCCAGGTTGAAGGCGAGCCGGACACCAAGGACGACGAGTTCGCTCGAGACGATGCGCCCGAGCAGGAGTTCGAGGACGACGATGCTGAGTGAGCGCACGGAGGCGCATCAATGGCTGATCTCCTAGACCTTTACAACGAGTGTCGGGCCAGAGGGTTGAACGTGAAAGGGCTCTCAGGCTGGACCAACTGGCAGCAGAATTACTGGTTCAGAAAAGAGGGTCAGTGGAGCGGGACGGGATCGAGGAGTAATCCCCCTACCTTTTTCCTAAATCACCACACAGCAACTTCGGCCTATACCCCAAATGTGAAGAACAGCAAGGGGCAAAGCAAGGCCAACATCTGGCTTGGGCTGTCCCGACCCGGTACCAGTCGGTACTATTCCACGGGGTCCGGGACAGCTCAGGCTGCTTTCGCCGTCAGATATGCGGCCAACTACGGCAACGGTGCGTGTGACCGCTCCGTGTACGAGCGGTACGTGTGGCGTGATCTCGTCGCACCCAACCAACCCTCGGGGAGTGACGATGGCTACGCCAACAAGCTCGGCATCGGTATGGAGATTGTCCACCTTGGAGACGGAAGCCTCCTTGACCCAGCGGTATGGGAGTTGGCTGCTCAGATCAACGCAGCGGCTATGGACGTATTCTCCTGGTCGATCGCACGTATCCTCGATCACCGGTCGTCGACCCGACGCAAGGTAGACATCCGTTTCAAGCAGCAGCAGGGCGGGTACTCGATCAACGCTCTGCGTACTCGTATCCTCGAGATCCATGGCGGTGCTCCGCCGATCGAACCACCGGAGGTGGACGACGTGTTTCTACCAGTCCGAGAAGGCGATGGCATGGGTGACAAGGGGCCCAAGCGATCCGACGTGTCGGTCGTGCAGCGCCTGCTCAACGAAGATTCCAGGGTGTCCCCGAAGCTCACCACCGATGGCATGTACGGATCGCAGACGACCCGAGCCGTCAAGCAGGTGTTCCCCAACGAGTCCGGCAAGCAGGTCGGCGGGCAGCAGTACTACAAGCTGCAGCAGGTGGCGTTCGGCGCCTCGCAGGGAGACCCAGGCGAGCAGGGAGACCCAGGCGAGCAGGGAGACCCAGGCGAGCAGGGAGACCCAGGCGAGCAGGGAGACCCAGGCGAGCAGGGAGACCCAGGACCGCAGGGAGAGACCGGCACGCTCGAAGATCACACCCACGTTCCCGGCGACGTCGCCCGGTGGAGCAGCGAACCGTCGGTAGTCAACACCTAGGCCGCCCGCCCACAGCCCCTAGATCCCTGCGCCGCCCGTTGCGCATGCTTCGCCAGCTGTGCCCACCCGGCGGGCGGCGCAGGCCCTTAGAACGCAACCTCGTGCGTGCACCTATTCCGGGCGCGCTCTACCACCCATTTGCTCCTGTTCGGGGGTAGCCCATGTCTGTCGACTGGCGGTGCGCTCGTGCCTCTTGTCCCAACGGGCCGTATTTGGTTCGGGCCCGTGATACTCCCCAGGCAACCCAACCGCCCTGGTGCGGTGCTCACTCGCCCTTACGGGTTGGAGTCATCCTCGGAGACGGTCGAACAGAGGACGCTCGCCGGCGTCGTTGTACGCGTTCTAGCCCGAGGAGCTGTCGCGGTGACAATCGCTTAAACGCATCACCCACCGACTCAGCTCGAAACGCTGATGTATGGCCGAGACGTGGGCGGTGAACGGGCTCGAGGCGTCACGATTGATTCGCGCTCGTCACCCGGAGGTGATATCATGGGGGAGTCGCTTAGACATGTGTTATCTGGTGTCACAGCTTGAGACGCTAGCAGAGCCCGACCCTCTTCGGGGAGTCGGGCTCTCGCTATTCTGTTTGCAACACTTCCGATAGGTGGTTACACTCACTCTCGCGCTCGCAGTCTCAATCGAAAGGTGGCGCACGATGAGTACAAGGCAATGGAGATGGACAGTAGCGGTGATCATCGCGGTGGCGACGGTGGTAGTGCTCGGCGTCACCGCTGCGCTATCCACGACCGGGATCCACGCGGAGTCGCCGCCGGGAGGGTTCCGCTCTGACCAGGCGTGGGACGTTGGGACGTGGCACGGCGAGACGTGTTCGTTTGTGGTGTCCTCCGGCAACGTCGACCAGCCGAGCACTCACGAAGGCAACGTCCTGGTGCTCACCAACGACGGCGCCGACATGCTCACCGTCCCGATCGAACGCGATGGCCAACCGGCCGAGGTCGCCGGTTCGGTGACGATCACCGGCACCGGCACCGTCCGGCTCGAGCTCCGGCTCGGCACCTCGTCACGGTCGTCGGCGTGGTATGCCACCGTCGGCTCATGCGAGACGCCCACCACCACGACGCTCGCACCGCCGCCCACCACCACGACGCTCGCACCGCCGCCCACCACTACGACCCTCCCGCCGGTGACCACCACGACGGTGCAGATATGCGCCGTGTCGGATTGCACCGTCGTACCCACCACCACCACCACCACCACGACGGTGCCCGCACCGCCGCCCGAGCCCACCACCACCACCACCACCACCACCACCACCACCACGACCGTCCCACCGGCTATCCCGCGTGGCGTGCCGACAGGGATTGGAGATCCCCGCGCATGACCACAGATCCACAGCCGCGCACCTACACCGGATCGGTGACGGCGGCGATCATGGCGATGCAGGATGCCGGTGCCACCGTACGGCAGATAGCGAACGAGCTCGAGGTGAGCACACAGCACGTGTATCGGACGCTCGCCCGTTGGGGCAAGCAGGCGAACCCGCCGCAGGAGATGCCATGATGCGCGAGACGCGGCCCAGCAGCCGCTACCGGCTGGGCGAGTTCGTGGCCGGGTTCCTGGCGGGATGGGTCACGTTCGGGTTCGTGTTCGTCGCTATCGGTTGGCTGTGGTGAAGGTCCGCACCGAGGCGGCATTCCAGGCCCAGGTGGTGGAGCTCGCAGGGATGCTCGGCTGGGAGGTGTACCACACGTTCGACTCCCGCCGTTCCAACCCCGGTTTCCCGGACCTCACCCTGGTGCGGTCCGGGATACTCATCTTCGCCGAGCTGAAGATGGAGCCCGGCTCTATGAGCACGGCCCAGCTGCGATGGTTCGCTCTGCTGCTCGAGGTGGCCATGAACGTCCGGGAAAACACACAGGCCGAGCCTCACGTGCCGCTCCCGGTGCGTACGTTCGTGTGGACCCCGGACGATTGGGACGAGATCGAGCAGGTACTCGGCCGTGTCGGCTGACACGCCGGCGTACTGCGCCGCCGAGTGGCCGTGGGCGCGGGCACACCTACTCGACCTCATCGCACGCGGCACGATCCGCGACGAGAAGGCTGCCCGCAAGTGGCCCGGGCACATATGCGGCCGGCCACCGGGCCACACCGGGAGGCACTCGTGCCTGGCACGCGAATGCGACTCGTGGAACAATTGATCGATGAAGAGACGCAGACGCACCACCGTTCGACGCAGCGAGCCGCGGGTTGTGTGCGACGGGCTGGTGTACCACTACCGCCGCACCCACACCGTGCTCGTATGCGACGCGGCGCCGGCCGGCCCTCTCGCACCGCAGACGGTCGCGGTCGCGATGGGCCTCACCGTGTGCGGCGAATGCGCCGACCGGGCCAAGTGGCAGCGGCTCGCATGACCTC